GCTCAACCACAGAAACACCAGTATTTAATTTTGCAGTTATCAAAGCAGTTGCGGCCTAATGAAAACGCCGATTCTTGGGTCGGCGTATGTTGCCCGCAGCATCAATGCGGCGGACAACCGCATGGTCAATTTGTTTCCCGAAGTTATCCCCGAGGGCGGTAAAGAACCTGGGTTTCTTAATCGCGCGCCTGGTCTTAACTTTTTGCAAACTGTAGGCACTGGCCCGATCCGCGCTCTGTGGGCGCATCAAACCAATGGCAGTGACTTCTTTGTTGTGTCAGGCAGCGAGTTTTACAAATTGACTGGTTTGAATGCTACACCTACGCTGTTAGGTACCGTGACTGGCACAGGCCCCGTGTCTATTGCTGACAATGGAACGCAGATCTTTTTGGCTTGCAATCCCGACGGTTTTATCTACAACGAAGTCACCAACGTCTTTGCCCAGATTACCGATCCTGACTTTGCCGGCGCGGTGACAGTGGCGTACCTTGACGGTTATTTTGTCTTTAATCAACCTAACAGCCAAATTCTTTGGGTGACGCAATTACTAGACGGAACTTCTGTTGATCCGTTGGACTTTGCAAGCGCTGAAGGCTCACCCGACGGCGTAGTTGGCATTATTGCCGACCACCGCGAATTGTGGGTGTTTGGCACTGATTCAGTAGAAGTTTGGTACAACACGGGCGGCGCTGACTTTCCTTTAACCCGCATCCAAGGCGCTTTTAATGAGATTGGTTGCGTGTCTGCGTACACCATTGCCAAAATGGACAATGGTTTGTTTTGGCTGGGTACAGACGCCCGTGGCCAAGGTATTGTTTACCGTGCTAATGGCTACACCGGCCAGCGAATCTCTACTCACGCGATTGAATATGCCATCGCTCAGTACGGCAACATTTCAGATGCTATTGCCTACACATACCAGCAAGAAGGCCATGCTTTCTATGTGCTGACGTTTCCAAGCGGCAACGCTACGTGGGTATACGACGTATCCACGCAAGCGTGGCATGAGCGAGCAGGATTTGTTAACGGTGATTTCACACGCCACCGTAGCAATTGCCAATGCAACTTTGGTGGCAATATTATTGTTGGCGACTTTAAGAACGGCAACATTTACACGTTTGACTTGGACATATACGCTGACAATGGCGACATTCAAAAATGGTTGCGGAGCTGGCGGGCGTTGCCTACTGGCCAAAATAACCTTAAACGCACAGCTCATCACAGCTTGCAATTAGATTGTGAAACAGGCGTGGGGTTGAATTTATATCCTGCGTATGACAGTGAAAACATTGACACTGAGTCAGGGTTAGACCTTATAGCCGAATATGTGCAGACGTTTTTGGCCACTCAATCAGGCGTTACATTAACCACCGAAGCAGGGGATGGTTTTGAGCCTTTGGGTCAATACGAACTGTCGGATACCAATATTAGTGGTTACAACTTGGTCACTAATTCATATCTTGCCGCGCCAGGCTACAACCCAGAGGTCATGTTGCGTTGGTCGGATGACGGCGGTCACACTTGGTCAAATGAGCATTGGTCACCAATTGGCAAAATTGGTGCGTATGGCCACCGAACCTTTTGGCGCAGACTTGGCATGACGCTCAAGCTGCGCGACCGTGTATATGAACTCTCAGGCACTGATGCTGTCAAAATAGCCATCATGGGGGCAGAACTAATCATAAGCCCGACCAATGCCTGATTATGGCCACCAATCCAAACGCCACCCAGATCACACCCCCACGGGTGCCGATTATTGACGCCCGCACCGGCGCAATGTCGCGTGAATGGTATCGGTGGTTTTACAGTTTGTATAACGTGATTGGCGGTGGGCTTGGTGTTATCCCCGTTGCAAGCGGGGGTACAGGCTTATCCACTATTCCAACCAATGGTCAACTGCTAATTGGCAATGGCACAGGGTATACCCTAAATACCCTTGGTGTTGGCGCTGGCATTTCGGTTACCAACGGACTTGGCACAATTGTTTTAGCCAACACAGGTGTGCTGTCAAACATTGCAGGCACGGGCATTTCAGTATCTGGCGCAACAGGCAACGTGACCATAGCCAATACTGGTGTGCTGTCATTCACAGGTGGCACAACTGGCTTAACTCCAGCTACAGCCACCACAGGCGCTGTAACGCTTGCAGGCACACTGATAGCAGTAAATGGCGGCACAGGGTTTGCGTCGTATTCAGTTGGTGATTTACTTTATGCCAACACTACTACCACCTTGGCCAAACTGCCTGATGTTGCTACAGGTAACGCGCTTATATCAGGCGGCGTCAGCACAGCGCCAGCATGGGGCAAGATTGGTCTAACTACGCATGTAAGCGGAATATTAACTGTATCCAACGGCGGATCAGGCGCGGGTACGTTGACGGGGTATGTTAAAGGTAATGGCACTGCGGCTTTCACAGCGTCTGCCACAATCCCAAATACTGACATTACGGGTCTTGGCACCATATCCGTCAAGAACATTGGCGCATCTGGATCATTTACTACTGTTGATTTGAAGACAGTCACCGTCACTGACGGTATTATCACGAGTATCGTATGAATATGAACAGTATTGTTGCCGAGTCAAACCTGAAAGAACGCGTCGAAGCGTTACAGGTAGAGCTGTCTAAATTGCCTCAATACCAACCTGAGACAAAACATTACTTTCACGGCGGTATGTATTGCCGTGAAGTGTTTCGCCATGCTGGCGTATTGGTAGTTGGCGCAGTGCACAAAAAAGAACATATGTATCTTATTGTGTCTGGCACCGTATCAATCACCGCCGATGACGGCGTACATACTGTCACGGGGCCGCATTTGTTTTTAAGCAAGCCTGGCACAAAACGCGCCGTTTTTGCAGAAACTGACGCTTTATGTATGACTTTTCATGCAATTGAAGAAAAATCAATTGAAGAAGTTGAAGCCGAGCTGGTTGAGGTTGAAAACAATACAATGTATCTACCAGGTAATATACTTAAGCAAGAAGTTTTGGAGGTGTCACCATGACATTCTGGGTTGCAGGAAGTGTAGTTGTTAGCTCACTTATAGGTTCGAACGCCGCTAGTAGCGCCGCCGATGTACAAGCCGGTGCAGCAAACCGCGCCGCAGATTTGCAATACAAACAATACCAAGAAAACGTAGAACGGCAAAAGCCTTTCTACGATGTTGGTGTCAATGCGTTGCCTGAACTAGTTGCTGCATCAAAGTACACACCGTTTAGTATGGATCAATTTCAACAAGACCCAGGCTACGCATTTCGGATAAAAGAAGGGCAAAAACGGCTTGACCGTTCTGCCGCAGCTCGCGGCGGTCTGATCTCTGGCGCGGCGTTAAAAGCGGCTACTGAATATGGTCAAGAGATGGGTAGCCAAGAATACATGAACGCTTTTAATCGTTACCAAACTGAACGCGCTGCTCGTTTGAACCCATTGCAATCATTGACAGGCATGGGTCAAACTACAGCCAATACGATTGGTACTGCTGGTCAAAACATGGCGTCCAATGTTGGCGAAGCTCAACAGAGCGCGGCAGCGGCTAGGGCATCTGGCTATGTGGGCGGAGCAAATGCGTTGACTAGCGGTTTAGGTACATACTTAAACTACAGTCAAGGCCAAAATATGCTCAACGCAATACGCGGTGGCAGTGGTGGAAACTATTTAGCGTCGCCAGGCAGGTCAGGCCCATACAACCCCGCCACAGGCACATTTGGAAATTAAATCATGCCCATAGATCCTAGAATTTCACTTGGCGTTCAGCCAATTCAAATTGCCGACCCAATGGCAAGGTACAGCCAACTTGCGGGTATTCAAAACGCGCAGAACCAAAATGCGTTAGCGCAATATCAATTAAGCGCGGCGCAAAGATCTGACGAACAACAAAACAAGTTGTACGCGGCAGCTCAACGGCCAGACTTTAAATTAGATTTTAAGTCTGCCATTCAATACGGCGCACCTGGCATTGCCGCATTTAAAGCGCAAGAAGAAGCGGCTGCTGCTGGGCTGACACGCACAGAAACGCAAGGAAAAATAGACAAGCAAAAAGTTGATTTACTTGATACAAAATTAAAACAATCCCGCGCATTTTTAGATACGCTTAACCCTACAGACCCAAACGCGCCTGCGGCGTATTTAAGCTGGCATGAAGCCAATCACGCAGACCCACTCATTGGCCCTGCGCTAAGAGCGCGAGGCGTAACAGTAGATCAATCACGCGCTCAAATTGACGCGGCAATTGCTAAAGGCCCACAAGCCTTTGCTGATTTAATAAATGGCTCTAAACTTGGCACTGAAAAGTTCATGGAGTTGAACAAGCCAAGTACAACTGTTGTTGACCAAAGCGGTCAAAAGCAGATGCTCCAAACACCTGGCCTTGGTGGGTTACCCAAATCCGTGGGCACTTACGTTGACGTGCCGTTGCCTGCTAATGTGCTAGCGCAAAAGAAAGACATTGCTAGAGCGGGCGCGTCTAACATAGTCAATAAACAAGAAGGCGCGTTTGAAGGTGGACTTGGTAAAGGTCAATCAGAACGAATTCTTGCCAATCAAATAGTAGCTCAAGACGCAGCCGCAATTTTAGAGACTAATCAAGTTGGTCGTGAACTCCTTAAATCCGGCGCAATTACTGGTACAGGCGCTGACTTTTTTGTGGGCTTTAACAACGCGCTTAAACAGGCGGGGGTTGATTTTGGTTATGCAGACGCTGCGGCCAATTCACAAGCATATGCTGCCGCAATGGGAGCCAACGTAGGTAGGATCATTAAACAATTCGGTGCAGGCACTGGTTTGTCTGATGCTGACCGCGAATACGCAGCACAAATGGCAGGGGGAAAAATTAGCCTTACTGAAGCATCGTTACGCAAAATTCTTGATATTAACGACAAGGCGGCAAACCGCGTAATTGATTTACATAATAAAAATGTAAGTGGCATTAAAACTAATATTCCACTTACAGTAGACAAACCAGCGTTTACGCAACAAAAATCAGCGGTAGACCAAATCCCAGGTCAAAATAAACCTGCGCCTGTTGGAACCGGTGGTTTTAAATATATTGGTAAAGAAAGCAGCAATTAATGGCTACCAAATACCGTGTTCAAGGCCCTGACGGTGCGGTTCACGTCTTTGAAGGCCCCGATGACGCATCGCCCACACAAGTAGAGGCGTTTGCGGCGCAAACTTTTGCGCCTGCGCCACAGCCGACTGGAATACCAGGCCCACGTCAATCGCCAAGCGCTTTAACGCAGTTTGGCCGGTCTGCCGCATCTTTGGCTGACGTAACCGTAGGTGGCATTATTCCAGGCGCGGCGCAATACCTTGCGTATCCTTTTGCGCGTGTGGGTCGGTCACCTGAAGAAGCGCAAGCTATTACGCAAGGGTTGGTAGGCGCGGTAGATAAACCTTTTGGCAAAGCGTTTGGCGTATCTGACACGCCTGAATACCAACAAGAAGCTGGCCGTCAAGTCATAGACTTTATTGGCCAAAACTTTCAAAAAGGTGCAAAATTTTTATCTGAAAAAACTGGTTTGTCACAGCCAGACGTTGAAAGCGTAATTGCGTCGCTAACGCTGACCGCGCCCAAAGTGGTGCCGCCAGTGGTCAAAGCAGTCAAGCAAGCCGTTGCGCCGGCAATTGAAAAAGTTAAGATCGGCGTTCAAATGCCGTTTGAACCCATGCTCCAAAAAGGACGTGAGCGCCGGTCAGCAGAATCTTACGCCAAAGGCCCCCAAATTGACGCGGCTGCGGAAGCCCAACGATTAAAACTAGCGCTTAACCCCGCAGATATTGATCCATCAGTTTCATCTAGGTTTTATTCAGCCGCTGCTGGGCCACGCGGCCCTGAAGCATTGGCTGAAGTTAACCGCCCTCGCGTCAATGAAATTGCAAAAAACGAGCTGGGACTTGACCCAACTGTATCTTTAACTAGCGACGTACCTTTTAACGACGCGCGCGCTAAATTAGCTGCTCCGTACAATGGGGTGCGCGGCCTGGCAACAATGGTGGCTGTTGAAACTGCGATTAAAGGTTTAAACGATTTACGCAGAAACGATAAATTAATTGGTGGCGAAGGTGTCGCCAAAAAAGTAAACAAACTGGTTGACGACGCAGTAGCAAAAACGCAAGC